CGATCGTGACACCCTCTACAAGGCCGGTATCAATCCTATCGTAAGCTTCCCTGGCCAAGGCACTTGCCTCTACGGAGACAAGACAGCTCTTCTCAAGCCATCAGCCTTCGACAGAATCAATGTTCGCCGTCTCTTCAACGTTCTTGAGAAATCAATCTCAACTGCTGCGAAGTATCAGCTGTTCGAGCTGAATGATGAATTCACTCGCGCAATGTTCCGCAATATGGTTGAGCCATTCCTGCGCGATGTTCAGGGCCGTCGTGGTATCACCGACTTCAAGGTCGTCTGCGATGAAACCAACAACACCGGCGATGTCATCGACCGCAACGAATTCCGTGCTGATATCTACATCAAGCCAGCACGTTCTATCAACTACATCACTCTGAACTTTATCGCCACACGTACTGGCGTTCAGTTCTCTGAGCTGGTTGGAAACTAATATCAACCATCAACTAAAGGAGAACACTTACAATGGCTAATCTAGGAATCACAGATTTCAAGGCAAAGCTCGTCGGTGGCGGAGCACGCAATAACCTGTTCAAGGTTACTGCTAACTTCCCTGCCTATGCTGCCGGAAACACTGAGCTGGCATCCTTCCTCATCAAGGCTGCTGCTCTTCCAGCATCAATCATCGCTCCAATCACGGTCCCATTCCGTGGTCGTCAGATTCAGATCGCTGGAGATCGTATCTTCGAACCATGGGGCGTTACCGTCATCAATGACACGAATTTTGCTCTGCGCAATTCGTTCGAGCGTTGGATGAACGGAATTAATGCTCACTCAGCAAATACTGGTCTGACAAATCCTACTCAGTATATGGCCGACCTCGCAGTCGAACAGCTGAACAAGGACGGATCAGTACTCAAGAAGTACGACCTTCGTGGATGCTGGGTCTCAAACGTCTCTGCAATCGATCTCAGCTATGATGCCGAGAATACGATTGAAGAGTTCGGTGTTGAGTTCCAGGTTACTTACTGGGAATCAAATACGACTAACTAATGCGTTAGTTTGACAATAAATACTGGCGTGGGAGCACTTATAACTCCCACGCCTTTATTCGTTAAGAACTAGCAACTATATCCGTCATGGCACTAAAATTCTTTGGATTTACTTTCGGTAGGGAGGACGACTCTGATGATCGCGAGCAGATCAAGAGAAAGAACCTCGAGAAGCAGGCAGTCTCATTTGTGCCGCCTACGTCTGATGACGGATCGACAGCAATTGCTGCTGGCGGATATTATGGCCAATATCTAGATCTCGAGGGAGATGCAGCCAAGACAGACGTTGACCTGATTCGTAAGTATCGTATTGCTGCAGAGCAGCCTGAGTGCGATATGGCGATTGAGAATATCACCAACGAGTCAATCATTCATGAGTATAATGAAAATCCAGTTGATTTAAATTTGGATGATCTTGAGCAGCCAAGCTCAATCAAAAAGGCAATCAAGGAAGAATTTACTCAGGTTCTTCGCTTACTGAATTTTAACCTGAACGGACAGGATATTTTCCGTAGATGGTACGTTGATGGTCGTTTGTACTATCACATCATCGTGGACGAAGAGAATCCGCGCAATGGTATCCAGGAAATCCGCGGAGTAGACGCGCTACGTATTCGCAAGGTTCGCGAGATCAAGGAAGAAACTGATCCTGTCAGTGGCGCCCGTGTGGTCCGTACACTGGATGAGTATTACCTTTATCAAGATGGTGGTCTGCAGAAGTCAGATGTTGGCCTGAAGATCAACAAGGACGCAATCTGCTATATCACATCTGGCATTCTGGATGCTTCTCGCAAGCGTGTTCTTTCTCCTCTGCACAAAGCACTGAAGCCAGTCAACCAGCTCCGCATGATGGAGGATGCTCTTGTCATCTATCGCCTCTCGCGTGCACCTGAGCGTCGTATCTTTTACATCGATGTCGGTAATCTGCCAAAGGGCAAGGCTGAAGAATATATGCGGACGATTATGAATCAGTACCGCAACAAGCTTGTCTATGATGCTCAGACTGGCGAGATTCGTGATGATCGCAAGCATATGAGCATGCTTGAAGACTTCTGGCTGCCGCGTCGTGAGGGTGGCCGTGGCACAGAGATTACTACACTTCCGGGCGGTGATAATCTATCGCAGATCGAGGACATTCTCTTCTTTCAGAAGAAGCTATATCGTTCACTCAATGTTCCGATCTCTCGTCTGGAGCCTGACAACGGATTCAATCTAGGTAAGTCCTCAGAGATCACTCGTGATGAGGTCAACTTCCAGAAGTTCATCGATAAGCTTCGCAAGAAGTTCTCAGCATTATTTTTAGAACTGCTGCGTACACAGTTGCTTCTTAAGAATGTCATTACCGAGGAAGATTGGGATGAACTTAAGGAGCATATTCGTGTAGACTTCCGCAAAGATAACTTCTTCTCAGAAATGAAGGACGCAGAAGTCTTGTCAGATCGCATCAATCAGTTAAATGCTATTTCGCCCTATATTGGTAAGTACTTCTCAGAGAACTGGGTACGTCGTAATGTTCTGCGCCAGACAGAGGAAGATATCGAGGAAATGGCTACAGAAATGGACGAGGAAGCAAAAGTTAATGCAGAGAAAATGCTTGAATCTCCTCAAATTGATCCGGGTACCGGTGTAGAGGATATATCTGCTAACGAGACATTCGATAAATCTGCTTAATAGTTAAGCTATTAAAAGTTATAAATAAGCTTGATACAAGATATGAATACTAATCTCATCGATATGGTCGACGCGCTCCGCACCGAAAAGGTGTCAGATGCGCAGTCCGCATTTCAACGTGCAATGAGCGAGAAGATCAATGCCGCTCTCGATGAGCGCAAGGCAGCTGTTGCATCTCAGATCTACAACAAAGCAGTTCAGTCAAGTAACTAATAAGAATGAAACTCGTTACCGAATTCAATGACGCTGGCCTGCAGTATATTACTGAGGCAGCAGAAGGCGGAGTAAAGAAGGTACGCCTTGAGGGAGTTTTTATGCAGGCTGAAAAGCCTAACCGCAACAAGCGCCGCTATCCGCTGCCGGTGCTGAAGCCCGCGGTTGAAAAGTATATCAATGAGCAGGTTAAGACCGGTCGTGCAGTTGGTGAGCTAAATCACCCGGATGGCCCGACGGTTAACCTCGACAAAGTTTCGCACCGTATTACCGAACTTAAATGGGATGGTAATAACGTTGTCGGAAAGGCACTGATCCTGGACACACCGATGGGTAAAATCGTGAAAGGTCTAATCGAAGGTGGCGTTCAGCTAGGTGTCTCAACTCGTGGAATGGGATCGTTGCAAGAAGGGCGCGACGGAATTATGGAGGTTAAGAATGATTTCATTCTCTCCACCGTTGACATCGTTCAGGATCCATCGGCACCCGATGCTTTCGTAAACGGAATCATGGAGGGCGTCGAATGGGTCTGGGATAATGGAATGCTCAAACCGCAGCAAATTGAAAAGTATGAGACTGAAATTAAAAACGCATCTTCGAAGCGTCTCATCGAGGCGCAACTGAAGGTATGGAATGATTTCCTCTCAAAACTCTAACCGCTATAGAATTAGTAGTAACACACACTAGTATGTCTAAGAAAATCAAGAATCAGTTCGATCTGATCGAAGACATCACTGTTGAGGAACTACGCAAAGATGGACTCGTTGAAGAGGTTGAAGTTTCTGGCGAGGAACCATCTAAAAAGAAGAGCGAGGCAGGCGACGAGGCAACAGATGCCGTAAAGGCAAATGCTGAAACCAAAGCCGCCATCGACCAGTCAGCATCGAAAGACGCTGGCAAGGACGATCATGTTGGCGAAGGACCGGGAACGGTCGAAGAGCCAGGAGAACAGAAGAAGGCGCAAGCCGCAGTTGACGCTGCATCTAATGCAGCACCAACAGCTGAACCTCCAAAGACAAAGGCCGGACTCATCAATGCAGTATACCAACAGCTGGTCTCAATGAAGACCGAAGATGTTGCTAATGTCTATGGTACGCTGGTAAATCCAGCGCTGCCACCAAAAGCTGAGGAGCCTGCTCCAATGCAAACGGGAGACAATAGCACCGATAAGGACGAGCGTAAAGAAGAAGCCGAAGGTGACAAAGAGCCAGAAAAGCTCGAGGATCCAGCAGCTTCCAACGCCGAAGCACCTGAAGCAGAAGCCGATGGTGAATCAGAAGATGATGCCGAAGATAAGTCAGAAGACGAAAAGAAGGATGACGCCGAGGAAGACGAGAACGTGAAGGAAAGCCTGAATGTTCTTCTGAGCGCTGAAAAGTCGCTTACCGAGGAATTCCGCTCCAAGGCTTCTGAACTGTTCGAGGCAGCAGTAACTGCTAAGGTTAATACCGAGCTTGCTAACATCGAGGAGAACTACCAGAATCAGTTGAACGAGGAAGTCGCAACAGTGACTAAGACGCTCGCTGAGAAGGTTGATTCTTATCTGAACTACGTTGTTCAGACCTGGATGGAAGAAAACAAGGTTGCAATCGAATCAGGACTGCGCACCGAGATTGCTGAAAACTTCATTGGCGCGTTGAAGAACGTGTTCAAGGAGTCTTACATCGAGGTACCTGAAGGCAAGGAAAACCTGGTTGATACACTCAACAAGGAAGTTTCCAAGCTCGAGGAACAGCTTCTGAAAGCTACCGAGGCTAATATCAAGCTCAATGAATCCGTCAGCAAGCTACAGCGCGCGCAAGTGATTGCTGAAGCTTCCAAGGATCTTGCTTCGACAGAAGCCGTCAAGTTCAATTCGCTTGTTGAGAATGTTGAATTCGATACATCTGAAGCTTTTGCAAAGAAGATTCAGACTATCAAGGAAACATACTTCCGCAAGACTGTTACAAAACAAACCCCACAAACCGCAGTAGAGACACCGCTCAATGAGTCGACTGAAGATCTCAGCCCGCTCATGGCAGCAGCCTCCGCAGCAATTTCGCGCACAGTGAAGTCTGCATAAGACTTTAGCGCACAAACACACACGTTAGGAGTTAATTACTAAAATGTTCAATTCAGAAAACCTACAGAAGAAGTGGGCACCAATCCTTGAGCACAAGGATCTGCCTTCCATCAAGGATAACTACCGCAAGGCAGTTACCGCCGTCATCCTCGAGCAGCAAGAGCGCGCCCTCCGCGAAGAGCGTGCGCAGTCA